AACTGGCCCGCGGCTCCAGCGGAGTCGAGGAAGTTCAGGATGTTCTTGTTGTAGCTGTCGTTGGTCTGGTCAGCGAACGGGGCCACCTGCCCCAGCAGCCGCCCACCCGCCGCCGCGCGGTCCTCGGGCGTGGTCTTTGGATCGGCGAGCTGGGCCTGCAGCACCTCAGCCGCCTTGCCCCACGAATTGAGTTGGGCATCGCTGGCCTTGTTCTGCAGGAACACGTAGTGCTCCTTCGCGTGGCGCTTGAACAGGGGGCCGAACTGCTCGACCGCAGCCAGCGAGATGACGGCATCGGCGGCAGGGTCCCCGGTCAGCAGTCCCTGCAGGCCAGCGCTCGCCGCGGCGCGCACCGCCTCGGGGCCCTGCTCTGCCAGCTTGGGCATGGACGTTTCCATGTCGGCTGCGAACGTGGCAAGCTGGGCCTGCACGGTATAGGCGCGGGCGCCCTCCGCGGCGGAGCTTGGGCCGAACAGTTCGGTGTACCAGGGCCGGTCGTTGATTATCTCGGTCAGCGCCTTACCCGTCTGGGCCTCCTGCACGCCACGCATGAACTGGTCCTGCTTGGCCTGCTTGATCTTCGGCGCGAGGATGCCACTAGCGATCTGCAGCAGGGCGTCAAGATTCGGGTCAGGCCGGGCGCCAGCGCCCACGCCTATGCCACCCAGCCCGGAGCCGTCCCCTACCGGGGCGATACGCAGGGGCTGCGCGGATGCCCCGCCCACTGGCTGGGCGCTTACCTGGGATTGTCCAGGTGAGTCGATAGAGAACGTAGCCATTAGAGACCTCCGAGGGATGAGTAGTAGGGCGTCACCGCGCGGCTTTCGACCGGGAAGGTGATGGCGCCCTCTATGGTTTCCGGCGTGATTCCGCCGAGCGTGTCGAGCGGCGTACCCACCACCGTGGGTGAGTAGACTGGCGAGGTGCCCGCAGCGCCGCCGGTTGGCTCCAGGCTACCGAGGAACGTCTGCAGGCTGTCCTTCTTACTGAGCACGCCCTTGGTGAGCGAGGTCAGCAGGCCGAACGCACTAGGCGTGTTGTTGATTGCCTGTATCTGGTCGGTGTTGCCGCCTATCATGCTCATGTCCCGGGCGCCCGTGGCCTCGGCCATGATGCCCGACATCCTGGCGATGGTGTTGTAGGTGACCTGCCCCTCCTGCTGGCGGGCGCCGAACTCCAGCCGCCCGTGCTGCAGCGCCATGGCTGTAGCCACCGCGGTGAGTGCGGAGCCACCGACACCTGAAGCCGCGATGTTGGCCGCGGCTTGGCCGTCTGCCTCTGCGTTGCGGATGCTCTGCTCGAAGCGCTGGCCTGCGGCCCCGCTGCGCTGGCGGGACAGGTTCTCGGCCTCAGCGTTGAACGCCCGGCCGGACGCCTCCAACAGGCGCGCCGTGTTCAGGCTACGGACCGTAGCGGACAGGCTATTGCGGCTCCCCGCTATGATGTTCTGGGCCTTACGGCGGCCTTCGGATGCTATGAACTGGGCCTTGGCCCCCTCCCTGGCGCCGAACCAATCCGCGAGGCCACCGAGGGCGCCGAGGCCTACGTCCAGGCCTGCAGCCCATGAGAATTTCTCAGCCATCGGTGGCTCCTTTCATCGCGTTTGATTGTTCTTCCAGTCCCCCTGCCATGCAATGGAGGAGATAGTCATAGGGTTCCATTCCACAGAGGACAGGCGCAGCTGCACCCGATGGGATTCCCGGCCCACAAACACGCTGTGCGTGTTGGCGAGCTGGTAGCCTCCGTCGAAGTACAGCGAGCGGTCTATGCCCGAGTGGTGTGCCACGTACCCGGCGATGCCGCCTGTCTTGGTCGTGCTTACCTTCAGCTTGGTGAGGGTCAGGTGCCCATACAGGCGCGCCTTGTCCTCGTGGTTGCGCATTACTGGGCTGGTCAGGTCCACGTAGGCCTCGAAGTGAAAGCCGGTGAAGACACCATCCAGCGTGAGCGTGTCGGGGTTGGCCGCGAGCCACGCATCCCCGAAGCCGAGCACACCGGACCACCGCAGAGGGTCCACCACCTGGGGTGGGGAGTCTCCAACGGAGTAGGCGGAGAACGGCCGGACCGCCCAGCGGCTTACGTCGTCAGAGACTGGCACCGCAGTCGAGTACGAGGCATCGCGCACCGTGCGCACCGCCTGCTGCACGCGATAGTCCGCAGCGGCCGTGAACAGTCCCGCGGGCGTAGCGGCTGGGAACATGCCGTCGATGTAGGGTAGGCCTGTGGGCTCAGTCCGAGCGCTGGCGTTCAGCACCAGGATACTGCGGCCCTTTCCTCCCGCTACATCGTTGAACGCGAGGGTGTACAGCAGCACGCCGTCACCGCCGGGGTTGGCGCTTATCCCAATAGACGTGCCCAGCGCAGCTGACCACTCCCATGCGGACCACGCCTCGTGCGGGCGTGAGCCATCCGGCGCGTCCAGGTAGTTGTAGGTGTACATCCCGAAGGGGCGGCCCAGTGGGTATGCGCCCTCGCTACGGTTGATGAACTCCGTCCGCACAAACAGGAAGCTCGGGCTGGAAAGAGAGACCATCTCGGCGGGCGTCCCGTTGATGTACGAACGGAGCTGCTTGGAGATGTTGTCCACCTGCGGGCTGTCCTGCCATACGCCCGGGTTCAGCTGCAGCACTTGGCATGCGGCCAGGGCCGAGTCCTCCTTCAGCACGAACACGCGGTCTCCACCCTGCACCGGCTGGCTGCGGCCGGTACCCTCAATGGCGTACTGGACGGAGAACTGCGGATTCGCTGGATCGAATGGTGTGCGGCCTGGGAGGACGTAGTGGTAGCTGTCGCCGTAGAAGGTCATGTTGCGGTCGTACAGCGCGGCCTTGCGGATCACGTCCCCCTGGGTTCCCACCGCGAAAATCTCGGCTGCATCCGTAGCCACCACAGTGAGTACGGACTGGCGGTAGAAGTTCAGGTAGTCGCCCTGCTGACTGAGGCGCAGCACGTTGCCCGCCCCCACAATCAAGCGATCCTGGAACACCGCCAGCAGGTTGATTGGCTGCGTGGCGAACGCGGGCGGTGGCATGGTGACCAGATCGCCTGAGCTGCTGTCGGCGAATGTCGGCGGGTCCAGGACCACCGCAGTCTCGGCGAGCACCAGGGCGGCCAGGATGGTCGGCGACGAGGCGACGAAGAACCGGCTCCCCTCCACCGTGGCAAAGGCCAGCATGGAGGTGATGGACTGGCGCACACCCGCGGTCTCCCGCCATGTGGCCTCACCAAAGGCCAGGGAGCCGGTGTCGGCCTCGACGTAGTAGACATCCTCGGAGCCCTTCACCGGCTGCACCTTCACGATCTTCCCGCTGTAGTGCCGCGGCGTCAGGTGCTGCTCGCTCTCCACCACAGTGTGGACCGCGACCATGGAGCCTGAGGTGCCGTCCTCCCCAACGAAGACATACTCGATGTCTGGGTTCATCAGGTAGTTGTCGTCCTGCACCCAGCCAGTCATACCGGCTGCAACCAGCAGGGCCAGTAGCTCCGTGGTGATGGCGCTCGGGACCACCGCGTGCGAGGCCGTGGCGATCCACTGGTTGGTGGCGTTCTCGAATGCGTAGATGCGGTTGTTCAGGTAGAACTGGTAGTCCGGGTCGGCTGGGTTCAGGTCGTCCACCACCAGGGTACCACCGTAGGCGGCAGTCGGCGTGGTGTACGTGACATCAGCCGTTATGCCGGTGCTGCGATTCTTGGCACGGATGCGGTACTTGGTGTCATACTGCCCGGTCTTGATGTAGACCACCGCCTTGTCCTCGTTGGCGGCAGCACTGAAGCGATTCGTGAGCGTGATGGAAGGCTGCACCGTGTTGCCCGCCAGCAGCAGGTAACGGCCCAGCACCACAGCGGCGCTCAGGCCGCCGGTCAGGTACGCGGCGAGCGCGGTGTCTGCTACGTCTGTTACAACCTCCAAAAAACTGCCAGCGCCGAACTTGGCGTAGACCATCAGACCGGGGAGGTGGGCGTCAGTCGTTGCGCCCACCTGCGGGCGGCTGCGGTACAGCAGATCGTATGGGTTGGCCCGGATCGAGAACGGCATGACGCGGTAGCTGTAGCTGTCCGCGAGCGCATCGTCCAGGGCCGTGGTCGTGATGACATCGTGGCGCTGAGTGCTCAGGACCATGCCGTTGCGCCGAACGAGGCCGTGTACCGGATCGCTGATCAGGTTGACCTGCTCGGCGTGCTGGCCCTCCAGCCGCTCGGCTGGGGGCTGTTGGCTAACCCCCTTGAGGATTGAGCGGTAGGTGTCCTGGGTCTTCATGCTTACCTCCCGTAGCGCTGGAGTCGAACATCAACCATGCGGTTCGCCATGGATGGGGTCTCCAGCAGATTCACGCGTGCGTTGTCCACATGCTCTTTCATCATAGGCATGCGGGCGAGGTCCACCGCTGAGACCAGGGTAGACATGCGGAGCTGGTCCGCGTTGTAGCTGGCCGCTGCCTGCACTGAGGCGAGCGAGGCCACGTACATGGCGAAGGTCTGTGGCAGCTCCTCGAAGTCCCACAGCTCGGTGATGAACAGGGGCACGGGCTGCGTGAATATGTCGCTGCGTGTGTCCTTGTCCATGAGCACGTTGCCCTTCGCCACCAAGCGGCGGCCAGTGGTCACGCGTATGCGGGCGGTGTTGTCCGGGAGTATGATCTTGCTGCTCAGATCAGGCGTTAGGGTCGTGAAGTATTCATTGAACCACCAGCCCTTGGACTGCTCCATGGTGCTGGTCGATTCGAGCGCGAGCAGCAGGCTACCCTGCAGTGGGTGCGATGCGTCGGCGCCCTGCACGATGCTCTCACCCGAGGCGATGAGCATCATGTTTAGTGCGGTGATGAGTTGCATAAGGTCCTTTCGTATGCCCACCCCACGGATGGGCAAGCGAAAAGCCCCGGGTTTCCCCGGGGCGGTTGATCAGACGATCACGATGCGGCCAGCCTTGGCAGCTTGGTCGGGCTTGATGCCGTATGCGACCCAGCTGTCAACGTACCAGTGCTTGGACACGTCATCCCAGAAGACCTTGGAGGTCAGAGGGATGGTCTCGCCGCCGAGCAGAGCTTCGGGCGAGAAGGCAGCGGCCACCAGCTTGGTGAAGTCGCCGTCGTATGCGCTGCTGTTGCGCGCATTGGACAGCAGGTGACCCGTGATCGCAGTGCGAGGCACGTTGTTGCTGGAGATGACCGGGATATCGAACGCCTTGAGAATCTTGGCGTTGACGATTTCCTTGCCGTTGAAGGTCACGTAGTTGCTGTTCACGATCTGCTCGGCGTCCATCAGGGCGTAGAACAGGTCAGGGCGCAGGCCCAGCACCACACCATCGGCTTGAGGATCGACATCCTTTTCTTCCATGGCGGCCAGCAGGTTCGACACAGCGCCGTACAGGACCGCAGGATCGCGGGCAGCGGCGAAGTCGGCAACGGTGATGGTCGTGCCACCAGCATGGCCGGGCAGGGCGCCGTAACTCGACTGAGCCTGGGCGGCGGCCTTGGCGGCCTGGATGATCACGGACTGATCATGCAGCTTGCCGATCTTCTTGCCGTGCTCGCGGGCGATTGCCATGCGCACGTCGTAGCGCTTCTGGAACACGTCCAGCATTGGCAGCATGGTGCGTGCCAGAACCACCGTGTCGATGGTCAGGGAGTGCTGGGCATTCTGGTTGGGCGAGGTCTGATCGGGCGTGGTGCCGGGAGTGATCACGCCCAGCGTGGACTCGCCGATGCCTTCCTTGGTGATCGTGGCAGTGCCCGACACGGATTGGAAGTCAACGAAGGGAGCGAACTTGGCAGTGCGCTCGTAGGTGCCAGCGACTTCGCCGACGTACTCGGGAATGACCAGGGCGAGGTCGTCGCCGGTACCGAGGCTTTCATTGGGGCGTACAACGCCGAAGACATCAAGAGACATAGGTTAGCTCCTTACTTTTGGGATTTTGCGAACTGCTGGCGCAGGGCCAAGTACGCGGGGTTTGTGTCCATGGGCCCCGAGATTTTGCCTCGGAGTTCCTTGACCTTCGCTGCATATTCCCTCGCGGTCATGTTGCCGGACGATACGCCTCCTGCGCCACTCGCACCCTCTTTGGCGATGCGTGGTGTGCTCGGGTGGGCTCGCTGGTACGCCTTCAGCAGGAGTGTTGCCACGCCCTGCGCCTGCATACCGCCAGCCTTCATTGCTGCTTCGATGTGTGCCTTCTCGCCCTCGTCGGCGTTGGCCTTGGCATACGCGGCCACCTTGTCCCACATTTCCTTGCCGCCGACAGCGAGGTAGACCGCCTCCTCATCGCGTGCCACCTTGGCCTTTGCGGCGTTGGTGCGGGCGGTGAACGCGGCCTCGGCCAGCGCCACATGGGACTCGAAGCCCTTGGCCTTGGAGCCCATCGCGGCGAGCTTGGCTTTGATCGGAGCGAAGTCGCCACGCATGGCGGACTGCACCTCGTCGGTCTCGGCCGATAAGCCGAGACGGCCTATGAAGCCGAGGGCCACGTCCAGGCCGGGATCGCCGGTGGGGCTGTACTCGTACTGGACGGTCTCGTCGGCCTTGGCGGCTGCTGCTGCAGCGGCTGCGGCGGCGGCCTCACCGGCACGCGCAATCTCCGCTGCCGCCACGTCCGCCGCCTGGGCGCGCGCAGCCTCTGCTGCTGCGGCCTGGGCCTCGGGAGTCACGGCTGCTGCCTTGGCGGCGTCGGTCTGGGCTGCAGCGGCTGCTGCTTGGTTTGCTTCAGTGGTCAAGGTGTAGCTCCTTTTGCGATGGCCTTCGAGCCGCCATCAATCAGACCCTGCTGGGCCGCTTGCTGGGCTTGCTGGGCCTGGGCCGCCCTCTGCGCCTCCGCGGCTTCCTCATCGGAAAGCACGAAGCGCGTGGAGGGTAGGCCAGATGCCGCTGCCATGGTGGAAAGAATCTCGCCCAGCTTTATCCGGGCGCGTACATCGTCGGGCAGTGTGCCCAGCGTGGATATGCGGGCGATGAACGAGTCGAGCTGCTGCGCTTCAGCGTTGCGGCTCAGGGCGTCCATGCCCGTGATGATCGTCGGTACGATGGTCTCGCCCTTGACGTTGACCTTCACCTTTGCCATGAGGTAGGCCACGATGGGCACCTGCATGTCAACGGCCAGCCGTGAGTAGGCGCCGCCGAGGGCGACCTCCAGCTCCTGGGCCTGCTGCCGCATCTCCTCCGCGGTCACACGCTCTGCCTGTCGTGTCGTCGCCGAGCCCAGCATGAAGCCAGCCCCGATGCGGCGCACCACGCGCTCTGCGGCGGCGCTCACGTATTGCAGGTTCTGCCCCATGGTGCCCGCAGACACCACGGCCACGTCGCCATCGCGGCCCATCATCGCGTCCCCGGTGCGCGTGCGCCGGAAGTCTTCGATGTTGGTGCCGCTGGAGTAGTTCACCAGCCAGCGATAGTCGGACATCAGCAGGGCCAGCTTCACCTCGGCTTCGCTGAGGTTGGACAGGGTGCTGAAGTCGCCGGAGTAGTCCTCGACAAGGCCGGTGCCGTAGTGCTGGTTCTTCGCCAGACGCCACGTAAGCGGGTGCAGAGGGAAGTCCTCCAGCGACCAGTCCTGATCACCGGACTCCACATAGGTGGTGTCCACGTATTGCTTCAGGAACCAGCGCTTGCCGTCGCGGATGTAGTGCCGCACGAACGAGACCGTCTCGTCGTCGCGCTTGTTGCGGATCAGGCCGCGGACATCATCCTCCAGCTCATCCTTGAGGAGCTTGAAGTGGATGAGAATTTCCATGGGCTTGCCCGACAGGCTGCGCCGCACCACGTAGTTGCGCAGGTTGATGAAGTCCAGCTCCGTCTCGGTATCCATGAGCACGTTGCCCAGCACAACGAGGTTCTCGAAGCCCTCCACCAGCTTGGGGCGCAGCGCCTCGCGGTCCATTACCCGCATGCCCTGCTGCTCCGCGGCGACCAGCACCTCGCGGGTGTCCTGCTCGGGCACACCGGACTCGGCCAGCTGGGCCGCCATCTCGGTGCTCAGGTCCAAACGGAAAAAGGGCACACCCGGTCGGAACAAGTTCAAGGCAAAACGATTTGCCAAGTTGTTCACGGCCTGTGCGCCCACGCTGCTCCAGTCATACTGGATGCTGTTCGATGTTTGATCCACGTTGTCCGGGAGAAGGACAACGGGTAGTGTCACGCTGGCGTAGCCTTCGAGACGGGTCATAAGGCCGCTGCGCTGGGAGTCAAGCTCCGACCAGCGCTGCAGCCCTACGCTCCGCACGCTACGTGCAGGTGGAGCAGGCTTACCTCGCGTGCTCATATGCGGACGCTTCCAGTGGAGCCCGCCCCGCCGCCCTCAGTGAACGCGAACTGCTGCCGCACTTGGCGGCGACGGTTGCGCTCGGGAGAGTCGGGGTCGGTGACCACATTGAGTGTCTCGGTTTCTGCCGCGGCCTTCTGGGCCAGGGCTTGCTGGTCCGCTTGGACCTTCCGGGATTCGATTGCGGACTGCTGGGCCAGGGCATTGCCCTGAGCCACCATGCCCGCCTGTCGTTGTGCTTCCTGCGCCTGCGCCGCCGCCGCCTTGCGGTTCTTGGACGCTTGCTTGGTGCTGGATGCTATCCCGGCCACGGCTGCTACCGCCGTTATGATGGAACTGATTGCAGCCATGCGGCCTCCTTTACGTATTGCGTGCTCTGCTGTGTGTAGCCCTGTGCCTCGTAGAGCATGCCGAGGCGGGCGTCGTCTTTCGCCAGGGCCGTAGCCATGACTATGTGCGTGGCCTCGAAGTCGCTGGCGAGCGCCTCGATTGCCTCGTATGCTCCCTTGGAATCCCCGGGGGCTATGCGCAGGAAGAACTGCTCGGCCAGGATCACCTTGTTGCGGGCGTACCAGGGAGAGGCGACGGAGTAGACGAACAGGTGGGTCCCATTCAGGATGGCGGCGCGGACTCCAGCCACCACAGGTGTCTCGGCCAGCTCCTCCAGCAGCTCCAGGGCCGACTCGACATCGAGCACGGATGCCCACTGCTTGCCGCCCTTCTCGAAGATGTATTCCTTGAGTTGCAAGGCCTGCCGTAACAGTGGGTACCGCTCGCTGTACTCGTGAAAGTCCTCGTAGTCGCCGGTCACAGCTGCTCCACCGTGTACATCGAGGCGCCCACCGATGCGGCGTCATCCTCCAGGTCCTGCGACAGCATGGTAGTCTCCGCGGCCAGGGGCAGCAGGGTGTAGGCCACGCCGCGGTCGAACAGGCGGGCGCTGACCAGCACCACCTTGTCATCCGACACCGAGGCAAAGCGGTAGTCGCTTGGGACACCCAGGAAGGCATCAAGGGCTGCGCCGCCCACCTTGTCGAACGCGTCGTTCATATGCACCAGCAGCAAGTCGTTCATATTCCACTCCTCAGACGATTGATTACGGCATGCACACCCATGAGGTAGCCTGCCTGGATGGGGGTAGTGTCTTCTCTCACACTCTGCAGAGAAGGGAACTGTTCAAGAAGAAGCTGTATCTGGCTCTCTGTAAGCATAGTACCAGCACGCTTAGGAGGAGTAGTAGCTACTGTACCTCCTGGTTTAGGCATAGTCATAGATATTGTCCTTTACTAGTTTATCTGTACATCTATGCATAAGCTATACTAGCTATCTAAGCTATACTGTATTCGCCCGCATAGAGCCGAGTTTACGTTTTTGAAATTATGCGAAGAAGTATGGGCTGTTCAGGACTTCTGTGATGTCAAGCTCTCCCTTTTCTGGTGGCGGTTTTGTGAACCCGGTAGCTGCAGCCAGCCGTTCAAGGATGTTGTTCTCCTTGTATTGGTTGACGAACTCCTCCCGTATCAGCCGGTGCAGCAGATCGGTGTCTGCCGCATAGGTACCGAAGTCGTCGTGAATGGCGACCAGGATGATGCCTTCCTCCCGGGCGCGGAGCGCTACAGCATCCAGGTGGCTGGCGTCCAGGGAGTGGATGAAGTTCGGAGCCACCGCCTGCACGGTCTTCTTGATGTCCACCTGCCCGGTGGGCTCGACCATGCGGATGCGGGTCTTGAACGCCGCGGACTTGACCACCCGGTTCTTGACCTTCTCGTACTCGCTCACCACGCGCAGGCCGTTCGGAGCTACCCAGGACACGCGCTGGCCGATGGTGGCTGCGTGCTTGGCCCAGGCTGCGATCCAGTCCATACCCTCCATTGCCTTCGGCACTGCCTTGGGCACGGCGGCCCACATGCGGTGGCTCAGGTAGTTGGAGGCGTTCCCGTATTCAGCCTGCGGCACGGCGCCGGGCGTGGACTCCAGGTACTCGTTGATGAACTCGCTGCAGCCGAAGCGCGTGCAGCCGTAGGGCAGGGTCATGGTGGTGCGTTTCGCCAGGGTCCGGTTGATCCCGTGCTCCAGCCACATGCGCTTGAAGTCGCTGGCGGGCATGGCCTCCAGCTCCTCAACCGTGGCCTTGGCTACGTCGAGGTAGATGTCGTTGGGCTTGAGTCCGCATACGAGGTTAACTGCGCGGCCACCCACAGCATCGGCCAAGAGGCCGCTGTAGTGCTGTAGCCCGTTGCAGGTTCCGTCCTGGCCCAGCGGAATTTGCGATACAAAGCTAGGAGATTCGCCGGATGCGACAAAGGCACGATACTCATGAGCCCATGCAAGGAAGGAAACTGGTGAGTCTGCAGAAGTCCAGAAGTCATCATAATCGCCCACCGCTGCTGCGAGGATAGCTTCCCGGTTCTCCTGTACCCAGGCAATACGATCTGCGAATGGTACCTTATCCACTCCATACTTGTTTGCTCCGTGTGTGAGGAACCAGCGGATGCCGCCCTCGGTTAATGGCTTGCCGTCGCGCAGCAGCAGCAGACCCTTCTCCAGGTCGGTGCCTTGGGGGCTCACGCCGCCGCCGCGGGCGTACTTGCGGCCACGGTTGTCGGCGTACCAAGCGAACCAGATGCTGGGGTACTGCCGCAGCTCCTGCGCCTCGCGGAACGTGCGTTGCGCCTTGCCGTGCAGGACCGATCGGATTTTCTTCTCGGTCCACCAGACGCGCATTTCCTTCTTCCAGGCCTTCAGCTCGTCGGCGTCCGGCTCCTCGCTGATCGGTGGCTTGGCGCCAGGGTCCAGGCCCATGACCTTGCCGAAGTCCCGGGTGAGGCTGGCCTTGCGCACCATGTCGAGCACTGGTCCGTTGATCGCGTAAGCCGTGCGCTGGAAGAAGTTCAGGTTGTCCACCACCAGGGAGGACACCGCGCGCTGGCCGTTCTTGAGCACAGCATAGGACAGCTGGCGCTGCATCTCGGGGGTGTGGTAGCCGCCGCCGCTGTTGGTCTCGTGGTTCCAGTCGAGTGGGGGTTCGAT